TGCCAAATTTAGAGACAAAACCTACCACGCTCCTGTTCGATCTGGAGACAACACCTCTAGACGCACAAAGAACTGATATACACTGTATCGTCACACTTGACTATGAGACAGGTGAGACTACCAGATACAATGATATTGGAGGAGAACAACCTATAGTCAGAGCAGTTCAGTATCTAGAACTAGCTGACACTATTATAGGACATAACATCATAGGATTTGATATACCAGTGATGAAGAAGATATACCCATGGTTCAAACCAAAGGGACGTATCATAGATACACTATTATTATCAAGGCTATACCATGCTGATATGCTTGAAGTCGATAGAAAGACTAAGCCAACTGGTATGCCACCAAAGCTGTACGGGCGTCATTCGCTTGAATCCTACGGCTACCGATTAGGAGAATACAAAGGGGACTTTGGTCAAACTTCTGATTGGTTAGAATGGAGCAAGGAAATGGAAGACTACTGCGTACAGGACACTATTGTTACCAAGAAGCTATGCCAACATTTCCACCCTTACCTGATTGGGTCCAATTAGAACATCAGGTTGCACAAATACTACAAAAACAAGAAGAGCATGGATGGTACTTCAATGAACAAGAAGCCTGTAAACTCGAATCATCTCTCAGAGGAGAGCTGGAAGAAACTACAGCAGTACTACGCACAAAATACGGGTTCGTTGCTGGAGCGTTGTTTACACCTAAGCGAAATAACAGGACACAAGGGTACGTACAAGGATGCTCATTTACAAAACTTAAACAACTTAACCCCACCTCACGAGACCACATAGCATGGATACTGAAGACCCACGAAGAGTGGATACCAAGCCAACTAACTGCCACAGGCAAACCAGTCGTAGACGAGACAGTATTAAAAGATATTGGGTCGGAGACAGCCCTGTTGTTTCTGAAATGTCTAGATATTACCAAGAAATTGGGGATGATCTCGGAAGGCGTGAACGCATGGCAGAAGCTATCTACGACGTGTAACAGAATACACCACCATTGCTCAGTCGCAACGAACACTTTCCGTTGTGCACATAGAAAACCAAACCTCGCACAAGTACCATCAGATGAAAGATTTAGAAAACTATTTCAAGCTACACCTACTAAAGTTCTGGTCTCTGCCGATCTTAGCGGTATTGAGCTCAGGATGCTCGCTCATTATCTCGCCAGATATGATAAAGGACGGTATGCTAGAATCCTTACCACAGGAGATATACACCAAACCAACGCAGACAGAATCGGGATCACAAGACGACAAGTCAAAACAGTCACCTATGCCTTTCTCTACGGGGCTGGGAATATCAAATTAGGTAGAAGTTTTGATAAGTTACTATCCGAAGAAGCCGCTGCACGAAAGGGAGCAGATATACGTAAAGCTTATGTTGCTGCCATTCCGGGTCTTGCGGAGCTGCTACAGGCTTGTAAGAAGTGTAGTACGAGAGGTTATGCAGTGTCCATCGACAGTCGTCGTATCAGCGTGGACAAAGGGCACAAGTTTCTCAATTACCTCTTACAGGGATCAGCAGCGTCAATCGCCAAAAGATGGATGGTCACCGTAGATCAGTGCATACCAGCTGACGGTCACCAACTATCATTCGTACATGATGAGCTAAACTACGAATGTTACCCCAAAGATGCCGATGAATTGGCAAAATGGCTCGAGATCTCCGCTAAACTAGCTGGAGAATATTACAACCTAAGATGTCCTATCGCAGCTGAAGCTAAGATTGGCAAGACTTGGGCTGACGTACACTAACCACCAATGAATTTATTAATAGATGCAGACTACATAGTATACAAATGCTGTGCAGCCTGCGAAACAGAGATAGACTATGGAGAGGACGTTATATTCGTTACATCAAATTATAGTGACGCATATAAAGCCGTAACCAGAGATATATCAAACATACAACAACAGTTCGGCAACTTTGCCACACCAATACTATTTTTTAGTGACTCTAAGAATTTTAGGAAAAAAATTTCCCCAGATTACAAGGGTCACAGAAACAGGAAAAAGCCCTGCGGATACAAACGTGTCATACGAAATCTAAGGATACAATATGATGTGATTGTGATGAAAGAGCTAGAAGCTGACGATGCCATGGGTATCTACGCTACTGCACACCCCGGTAACACCATCGTCTCACCTGATAAAGATATGAGACAGATCCCCGGCAAACTATACAACCTGACCGACACTACAACTATCACTGCTGAAGAGGGTGCTAAGTGGCACATGATTCAGACGCTAGCAGGCGACCAGACTGATGGGTACAGCGGTGTCCCCGGTATCGGAGTGAAGAGAGCCGAAACTCTTTTCAACAAAGAAGGCTACAACTGGTCTACAGTTGTCAAGGCGTTTACAGATAAGGGATTGACAGAAGACGATGCTTTACTCAACGCTAGGTTAGCCAGAATACTCACAGTAAATGACTATGATACCAAAAGACAAGAACCAATCCTCTGGACACCAGTTCCCTCTGCCATTGACAACGGAACAGGACTTCAAGATGAGAGTAATTGAAGACAATATACGTAAGAATTATGACAAGAAGGAAGATATTATCACTGTCTTCCTAGCTTTACAAAGACAGAACTTTGCACTGTCCAACGCATTGAAAAAACTATTAGAAAACGCAGTAATTATTTAAATGTCTAACTTAATCTCCCGTACTGGCAGGGTCGAGTCTTGGATAGAAGATCCTACATCAAGACTACCCGTGTCATGCACAACCTTCGTTGTTGAAGACAGCATGGAAGGTCCAAACGGCATTGAAGCTAGCTGGAGGTTCGCAAGCCATGCACTAAGATTTGGTGCAGGGTGTGCAATCCACCTATCTAAGCTTAGACCAGCCGGATCAACAAATGACAAAGGACTTGTGGCTACTGGCCCAGTCAGCTTTGGTAAAATTTACTCTGCTCTCAACGAGATACTTCGTAGAGGTGGAGCCTATAAAAATGGTGCTATAGTATTGCACCTTGACCTATGCCACCCAGATGTGGTAGAATTTATAACAGCTTCCAGAACAGCTCTCCCTTGGGTCAAGAGATGTGTCGACATTGATGAAGACATGTGGAAGTTTGCTAATCAAACTACAAAGGATGCCTTAATATATGGAATCAAATCAGGAGACGTCTGGCTCAATAAAATCAGACACACAGAAACCGGGGAGCGTATCTATGGAAACGTCTGTCTTGAAGTATACTTGCCCTCACGTGGAACTTGCTTGTTACAGCATGTCAATCTCGGTGCCTGTACACTCGACAACCTACAAGAGGCTTTCGTATCAGGCATGTCCGAGTTGTGTAATCTCCATGGCCGGACAGGTGTTGGAGAATCTGGAGAATACCTTGCCCCAGAAGTCGACAGACAAGTTGGGCTTGGAGTGCTCGGTCTTGCCAACCTCCTCAGACGTTACGGAATAAGTTACGAAGAGTTTGGAGAAGCACTCAGGCTAGTTAACAAAGGATTCTCTGCTAACAATGAAGCAGGGATGTTAGCTTGGGCACTAAACAATGCTATCTTTGAGTCAGCTCAAATAGCAAGAGATAATGATATGGTAAGGGCGTTCGCTATTGCACCCACTGCCAGTTGCAGCTATCGCAGTAAAGACCTAGACGGCTTTACATGCACACCCGAGATAGCACCACCAATAGCTAGAACCGTAGACAGAGATTCCGGAGAGTTCGGAGTAACACAAGTAAGCTACGGAGACGTTGAGATAGCGAGTGAAGTAGGATGGGACGCATACAAGCGTGTAGCAGACGAAATCATGACAATGCTCGATAGGACAGGATTGCTTCACGGCTACAGCTTCAACTCTTGGAGTGATGTTGTAGAATATAATGAAGCATTTATAGAGGAGTGGCTAGAAAGCTCACAGACCTCTTTGTACTACAGCCTTCAGGTAATGGGTGATGTTCAGGATAAGTCTGATGCTTACGCAGCTTTAGCAGACACTGACATCGACAGTTACTTAGATGGTATTATTAATGATGACAAAATTAAATGTGACTGCGAACAATGAACCCCTACACAAAATTACAAAACAGAAAAAGAACATGGACACCGGTCCAACCTACGAAAGGAGAATTAAAAGAAGGTGCTGAAGAAACCATCAAGCGTGCACTCGCAATACGTCATATGGAGCTACCAGTTGGAGAATTTATTTCTCAGGGACTGGAGAGGACAGTCCCGACGGCAGCGAGGACACTTCTTGAGTCAAACGTACAAGACGAGATTAAACATGATCTCGCTTTGGGCTACATTGTTGACGCCCACGGTGCAGACATTCAATCAGAGCTCGAAGCCAAGAGGTTAAGAGATGCTTGGATTGATCACCCTGACCACACTATCACAAAAGCCCTCGTTGCAGAGCGAGCTATATTCTTTGTTCTACTACCTATGTTTCGCTTTCTTGGTGACGCTGCTCTTAGAACAGTATCAGCTGATATATCCAGAGATGAACAAATCCACGTTGCGACAAATAGCCTCGTATGTGCTGAGTTGGGTCTTGTTCCTAGCTCTAGCTTGGATAAGCTTCGGAAGGCAACTATTAACTGGGTAGTGCAACCCCTCAAAACAAATACAACTGATAAATATTTAGACAAAAAATTCTGGCTGGATGCGAGCGATCAGTTAATGTATCAAGGAAAAGCTCCACAGTTTTCCGACACAAAAGCAGCTCGTATGCCAGCGTTCTTTGAACATGCAAACACCAACCTCCCTCAATACGCTTAGTTTCTACTCAGACAAACTAGAGAAATTAGTCGAGGACTTGGAGTCCAAGTTCGCTTGGTACCCCGTCCACCCCAAGGAGGATATAGCCTCCATCATGTATCGCTCTGGACAACAGGAAGTGGTACAATATATAAAATCTATTTTAAACGAATAACATGTGTATTTTCGGCAGTAGAGCCCCAACACCAGTATCTACACCAGCACCAATACAGCCTAGACAGCCTGATTTAGTATCAGCTTCTAGACTACCTAGTAAGAAAGAATTACTAGACCCAGATGAGACAGCAGGCGTAGAGTACGGTACAACAGCTAAAGCTGACTCAAGAGGAGCCGCTAAGAGAACAGGTACAGACGCTCTTAAAATTAACATCAACACCGGTGGCGGTGGAGAAGGTTCTGGAGGACTAAATGTTTAAGGCAAGAGAAAGATATTCTCAACTACAGTCAGGTAGAACTCAGTTTCTAGACATGGCAGTTGAGTGCTCTGAACTTACCTTACCATATCTAGTCACTCGAGATGACAACTCGACAGGCAAACGACAACTGTTACAGCCTTACCAATCCGTTGGAGCTAAAGCAGTGGTGACACTTGCAGCAAAACTAATGCTAGCAATCTTACCACCGCAGACAGCTTTCTTCAAGCTACAAGTCAGGGATGACAAGCTGGGAGAAACGCTTGATCCAATGATGCGTAGTGAGTTAGACTTATCATTCTCAAAGATAGAGAGATTGATAATGGATTACATAGCTGCGTCAAGTGATCGTGTAGTCGTACACCAAGCCTTGAAACACCTGATCGTATCTGGTAACGCCCTTGTTTTCATGGGTAAGGATGGTCTGAAACACTATCCACTACAAAGATACGTAGTCAATAGAGATGGGAATGGTAACGTCATAGAGATCGTTACAAAAGAATTAATTAGTAGAAAAGTATTGGGAATATCACCCCCACCTACTGATAGCCCGAATGGGGAATACGGTGATACAGAAGACGACGCTGAGGTATACACCTGTGTCAAGATGGATGAGAGTAGCGGTAGCTGGAGATGGCATCAAGAGGTCGACGATATGATCTTAGATGGTAGCCAAAGCACAGCACCGAAGAACGCCTCACCATGGTTAGTGCTTCGATTCAATACAGTAGACGGAGAAGACTACGGACGTGGTAGAGTAGAGGAGTTTATTGGAGACCTAAGAAGTCTTGATGGACTATCTCAATCTCTTGTAGAGGGAGCAAGCGTGGCAAGTAAAGTTGTCTTTCTTGTCTCACCATCTGCGACAACCAAGCCCGGGACACTTGCCAAAGCTGGTAACGGAGCTATCATACAGGGTAGACCAGAGGATGTAGGAGTTGTGCAAGTCGGTAAGACAGCAGACTTTGCTACAGCTGCACAGCTAGCCTCACAAATAGAGAAAAGAATACTCGAAGCTTTCTTGGTTATGAACATCAGGAACGCAGAGAGAGTTACTGCTGAAGAGGTACGCCTCACGCAGTTGGAACTAGAGAAGTCCCTTGGCGGATTATTCAGCTTACTTACAGTTGAGTTCTTAGTACCATACCTCAACAGAACATTGTTGATACTGCAACGTAGTAACCAGATACCAAGACTACCTAAAGATGTCGTCAGACCTAAGATAGTAGCTGGTATAAATAGTCTAGGTAGAGGTCAAGACAACGAAGCTCTGACTAGATTTATACAAACTGTTGCACAGACACTAGGGCCAGAAGCCTTGATGAAGTTCATTGATCCAAGCGAAGCTATCAAACGATTAGCCGCAGCACAGGGTATAGATGTACTGAATCTTGTACGTTCAGCAGAACAACTAGAACAGCTTAAACAGGTAACAGTACAAGACAAGACTAACCAATCACTTGTAGATCAAGCCGGTCAGCTTGCTGGTACTCCTTTACTAGATCCTAGTAAGAATCCAGATGTAGCTAATCAAGCCGCAGCTGTGCTAGGTAACTTACAACCACCAGAACAGTAAATGTCAGAAACATTATCATACCAAGAACCACAGAATGTTACTACTGTAGACAACCTAACGCCAGACGAGCAAGACTCTCTGGCTGTTGGTGAGTCTATAGCTAAACAAGAAGATCAGCTATATGCTGGTAAATATAAGGATGCTCAGGAGCTAGAGAAAGCTTACATGGAGCTACAGACTAAGCTTGGCGAGGGTAAGAAAGAAGAG